AAAAGTCAACGGCGATGATAATGTGTGGAACACTGATATTACAAAAGTGGATCCTAAAGCCATCATTGAGTGGTGCGCATTATATAATTGCCAGTTTGAGATTGAGAGCTATACGCCTCGTCCTTGCAAAGAACTCACGTTCCTGTCCCATCACTTAAAAGAGAGATACTCCAGAGTGATTGGTGACATTTTAGTTGCAGCCGGCAACTACAGCAAATTGATGTCGAGTCTTCGATATATCAAGAAAAATAAAAACCTTACCTACGATGAAAGCGTTATTTCTCACCTTCTGGGTGTGAGATTATGTTTATTTCCGTGGGCAATTGAGTTTGAAGAAATTTCTGATAAGTTATCGATGCTTATTCATCAAACCGATAAAAGCCCGTTCATAATATCCGTTCTTCCTGCTTTCTTAAGCGAACAACAAATGGTAATTTTGCATTGCCGTAGTGAAGGTTTTTCTTTTTCACCTGCAATACAGCAATCCATACTCATAGTGCAAGAGGTGCTTAATGACTTTATGTCGCCTCTTTAAAAAATGCCAAGAAATGAGAAAAAACAAGTTGTTGTCCTTGAAAGCAATAAAGCCGGACTTATGCTCCAATCTCCCCAAAAAGGAAAGTTTATTATCAACCCCGAGCCCAAAGGTGGAGGCGCCACTACTACCAAGCTTGCCAACAAAATCTTTGCAGCTGCCGTCGCCAACACAACAGGAGGGTCTCGTCGTAGAGCAGTTCGTCCAACTCCAAAGGCTGCCGCCCCTCGACGTGAAACTGACTCCACAGCAGTTGCAATTGCTAGAGCAATCACAAGCCCTCACGATTCATTTCCGATGAGAATTCATGATGCCTATGCAAATGCTCCTACTGCGATCGGTCGTCCCTTCGCCATTCAACCAATTTCCTGGAATCCAACAGGGACTGCCAATCCTACTAGCATGGACATGCCTTTAACAGACATGGCCATGTTTTTGTTTAGAGACTTACTTAGAGCTTATATTTACTTTGATCAGAATCTTGCTCAACAACAGTACATATATACCGCTAAGTTTTCGAACAAAGTAGGTTTGTTGCAATCCTATTCCCCTGCAATAGGTACTGAAACACCATTGCCATTGGTCCTTTTTACTGCCAATAGTTCGTATAGACCTCATGGAACTACACTTTATACCGGAAGAAGTGAGGGTTCAAACGTTAAATATGTTTGGCTCGAAGCTCAATCCCAAGTGATAATTACCATGACTCTGACAGAAACTGTGGCTGGCTACATTCTTTATGTGGCCCTTCAAGACGGTCTCCCAACAGCCGAGACTAAAGTTCTATTTACTGTGTCGAATGTCATAACATTTACCGTTCCGACGTCTGCATATTATGCGTTTTCTATAAATGCAAGTGTAGCTTCGAACGCTATTGCGACGATGACTTTCAACCACAATGGATCTGTCTTTAGCCATAACCCCATGCCGGGTGTTAATGCGCTTCTTGCTAGTGTTCAAGCTGCTCGTATATATGCAGGCTCACTGATGTTAACTGATGAAGCTTCAGATTTAACGAATCAAGGAAAAGTTGC